GGAAGACCTTAGATATAGAACTTACACACCTGACTTTGTTTTAGATAATGGAATTATAATTGAAACGAAAGGATTTTTTGACGCAGAAGATAGATACAAACATTTAGAGATACAGAAACAACACCCTGAGTTAGACATTAGATTTATATTTAGTAATGTAAACAATAAGTTATACAAAGGTTCTAAGACCACATATAATGATTGGTGTAACCAGAAAGGTTTCTTGTGTGCTCACAGAGTAATACCACAAAAATGGTTGACAATTAAAGGAAAAGAGATAAAACTACAGGTTATTCCCCTTAAAACTCCTAGAAAGGATTTATAAAAATGTATATCAACGACCAAGATTACGCACTCGTATTTTCACTGTTAACAGACAACAAGGGTAGATGGACAGGAGATATAGATGGCAACATAGTATATTCAGAAAATAACAAAGATGATGCAGACACTAAAGAACAAATGTTAAATATGCTTACTCTTTTAACAACTTGTGTAAAACTGTTAGAAACAGATAAGGCTTTTATTCAACAGGTTTGGGAAGCTAGAGATGATTTAGGCATGGAAGAAAGCACACCTGATGTAGACTTATCGTTACAGCAACTTGACATGTTAGAAACTTTAGTTGAAGAAAAACCTAATGTTTTAGAGAAAAAAGGTAATGTTATTAAACTTAATTTTATGAAAGGGAAATAAAGATGGCTAGTGTATGGGCTTCAGAGAATTGTGCTAAGTGCGGTAATCTTTTAGACGATAATTTAAGTTGCCCTGAATGTGAAATATGTGGTTCTAAAACTATAAGTATAAATGGAGGTATGACATTGACATACGATACAGATTACGATGATAAAGATATGGTGAATCATCCACCTCATTACAACACACATTCTATTGAATGTATTGAAGCTATGAAAGCTATGTCAGAAGGAGCAGAACTTCCTTCTAGCCACGCTCACTACTGTTGGCAAAATGCTTTTAAGTATTTATGGAGACATCCATATAAAACAAATCAAATAGAAGATTTAAAGAAATGTGAATACTATTTAAAAAGGTTGATAAATGAATATGATGAAAACATTAAATAGAGAAGACATAGTAAATGAATTTCATAGAAGCTTTAAGCATCCTATAGATGAACAGTGGACTGTAAAGTTACTAGAGCTACGTATGAATTTAATTAAAGAAGAATCCAATGAAGTTATAGAAGAGTTTGTAAATATGATTATGGACTTAGAGAGAGGTAAACCTATTTCTTTAGTTAGCAGATGCAATCTTTTAAAAGAACTTTGTGATTTACAATATGTATTATCTGGTGCAGCTGTAGCGTTAGGTTTAGACATACAAACTGCTTTCAATAGAGTACACGCCAGTAATATGTCTAAGTTAGGAGAAGACGGCAAGCCAGTGTATAGAGAAGATGGTAAAATAATTAAAGGTCCAGATTATATACCACCTAATTTAAAGGATTTAGTATAATGATATTTAAAGTATTCACAGTGTTAGATGTAGACGAAGAAGAAAACATTGTACCTATAGACGAAGACGGTTATTGTGAATGCATACAAGAAACAATAGAAGACCTACTCTTTGATGTAGATGGAATTAAAATTAAAAATATAAAGGTGACTCAAGATGAATAACTTGCTACCAACAGACTATCAAAATTTTATAGCTACTTCTCGTTATGCTCGTTGGCTAGACGATGAAGGACGAAGAGAAACGTGGGGAGAAACGGTATCTCGTTACGTTAATTATATGCACGATAAAGTTAAATTTTCTAGTAAAGATAAGCATCTAATAGAACAAGCTATCTTAGGATTAGAAGTCATGCCTTCTATGAGAGCGTTAATGACTGCAGGACTAGCTCTAGAGAGAGACAATACTGCAGGATATAACTGTAGCTACTTGCCTGTAGATGACCCTAAATCTTTCGATGAAGCTATGTACATATTACTATGTGGCACAGGCGTAGGCTTCTCTGTAGAGCGTCAATATATTGACAAGCTACCTGAGATACCTGAGAAAATGTTTAAAAGCGACACTACAATAGTCATTAGAGACAGCAAGGAAGGTTGGGCTAAAGGTTTACGTATGCTCATAGCCTTACTGTACGCAGGTGAAATACCCACGTATGATATTAGCAAAGTTAGACCTGCAGGAGCTAGACTTAAAGTATTTGGAGGAAGAGCAAGTGGACCTGCTCCTCTCGTTGACCTCTTTAAATTTACTATAAACTTGTTTACTAACAATGCAGGAAAGAAGTTGACAAGCTACGATTGTCATTCTCTTATGTGTAAGATAGGCGAAGTTGTTGTCGTTGGCGGTGTACGTAGGTCAGCTATGATTTCATTAAGTAACCTATCCGACATACGAATGAGACAAGCTAAGTCAGGACAGTGGTGGGATACTGCACCTCACATGGCGTTATCTAACAACTCTGTTGCATATACGGATAAGCCTGATGCTGAAACATTTATGCGTGAGTGGACTTCTCTTATCGCATCTAAGTCTGGTGAACGAGGTATTTTCAACAGGGTAGCTGCCAAGAAGCAAGCAGAGAAGAACGGTAGACGAGACTCTAACTATGATTTCGGCTGCAACCCATGTTCTGAGATACTGTTACGCCCATACCAGTTTTGTAATCTTACCGAGGTAGTGATACGTTCTACTGATTCTCTGAATGACTTGAAACGCAAAGTACGCATAGCTACTATCTTAGGTACAGCACAAGCTACGCTCACTAGGTTTCCTTATTTGCGTAAGGTATGGAATGATAACACAGAAGAAGAAAGACTGCTAGGCGTATCTCTTACAGGCATCATGGATAACCAAATGATGAATGGCAGACAAGAGTTTCTATCTTATGAGGGAAAGTTGAGCACTATACTACCTGAGTTAAAACAAGTAGCTATAAATACTAATAAAGAATACGCTAAGAAGTGGAACATGCCTCAATCTACAGCTATTACTTGCGTTAAACCTAGTGGCACAGTGTCTCAACTTTGTGACAGTGCCAGTGGTATCCACGCTAGACACAGTAAGTATTACATTAGAACTGTAAGAGGGGATAACAAAGACCCATTGACTAAGTTTATGATTGACCAAGGCATACCTAATGAGCCAGATGTAATGAAACCTAATGATACAACAGTCTTTAGTTTTCCTATGAAGTCACCTGAAGGTAGCATAACTCGTAACGACATGACAGCGATTGAACAACTGCGTATGTGGATGGCATATCAAGAACATTGGTGTGAGCATAAACCTAGCTGTACGGTTACAGTACGTGACCACGAATGGGTTGAAGTAGGAGCTTACGTATACAATCACTTTGATGCAATGTCTGGTGTGTCATTTTTACCACACTCTGACCATATTTATCAGCAAGCACCTTATCAGGACTGCACAAAAGAAGAGTATGACTTTGTAGGTCAGACATCTATTGATTGGACTAAGTTAGTAGAGTACGAAAAAGAAGACACCACCTCTGGCAGTCAAACTTTTGCTTGCAGTGGTGATGTCTGTGAAATAGTAGATATAGGAGCATAAGAAAGGTATGATAGGAACAAATAAGATGAGTAAATTTAGTGAAGGACATCAAGCTTTTAAACAAGGAAAACTTGACAATCCATATAAAAAAGACACTCAATGGAACAGAGAGTGGCTACGAGGCTTTAACAGTGCATACTTTAGAAACTTAGAAAGGGTGGAAAAATATGAATCTAGAAGAAGAAGCAAAGAAGCTCATGTCAATGAGCAAGCTAATAACAGGAATTAAATCAATCAACATAGACATCGTTGACAACGGATACATATTAACTTATAAAGGAATGACAAAAGAAGATAAGATTGAATGCAAAAAAGAAATACACAAATCTTTAAATGATATACTTGACATTATTCGCAAGATATGTCATACTTCAAGACAGTAGTTGTGGTGGCTACGTCAACTTATAGGAGAGTTAGCAAGTAATGCTTTCTCTCCTATTTTTATGGTTGTTCTGGTCCTAAGTCTAATAGTTCTTCACCAAACTTACCATCAAAATCTTGTACGATAGCTTTAGTAAATCCTCTAGAACCTTTATCATATCGTTTTTTAAGTTCAAGTATATTCATTAATAGAGCCAACTCTACGGCTTCATCATTATTCATTCTAGCTTCTTTTAATTGTTCTTTTACATTTGATTTTTCACCAGTTTGTTCTTCAAATAAATTATCTATTCTATCTAAATCTAGTGACTTTATTTTATCTTTATATTCGCCTCTCATATAAAATAGTATGTCTTCATCGTTTTTATTTTCTGCAGAATCAAAATATTTTCTAGCGTTCTCTCTACTAAAACTAGCTTCAGCTTTAAGGGCATCAAGTAACTCTTCTCTTTTTTCTGTCTCGGACATATTCCTATAGAAAGGTGACTGTATTATTTGTTCGTATTTTTTAGGTACATAAGATGACATATGCATACGAGTCATTATATCTAAGTACGTATTCTTTACACCGTATGTCCTGTAGGCTTCATATGGATTAATTTGCAATCTAGACATCTCAGCTTGTAATAAACTTTTCTTAGGTTGTTTTTCTGCTCCCCCTAATTGTTTAGATATAAATGGGTCTTTAAGATATAAAGGATGCGTAGTAAATGGGTCATATCTATATGGGTCGTATCTATCTTCTTTATCTTCATCTCTAAATTCTTGTCTATCTGTTTTGCTAGATGTTCCTTTTATAAATGGTACATCAGGTAAGAAACGTGTAGCTCTCTGAATAGTTGCTCTATCTATTTCTACTAAACCTCCAAATAAATCAAATATCATTACTTCTGCATCTCTAGTTTCTGGAAGTGCAGCAGAACGAGGGTTTGCTTGTCCGTAAGCATCTTTAATTACAGCAGCAGGATACGTTAATGATGCTCCTATATCAGCTAAACCTTTAACTAAATAGTCTGCATCTTGACGGTATGCAGCTTCTACAAAGTTACCTATTGGTCCTTGTGCTCGTAAATCTGTACCTATTAAAAGTTTTTGTATTTGTTTACTAACTTCTGTACCTTTAGGTAAGTTCATTCCATTTTTCCATCTATAGAATAAATCTCCTATATATGCATGTAAAGCTAGTGGTCCTAACATAGCTTGGATATTTAATGTACCACCATCCTGTGCTTCCATTTCATTAAAACTATATCCATCTTTAGCTTTACTAGCTGCAAGATTGTAACCTGTGTATAAAGCAGTAACACCCATAAAAGATTTAGCCCAATCTTCTTCTTTAGTAGTTCCAGAAATAGCTGTTTTAACTAATTTGCCTGTACTTTTATCTATATACACTTCATTTCCTTGAGAAATACCTTTATACAAAAATGAAAAGGGAACATAGTCATTTATAAATTTAGCTTGTGAAGCCACAAATCTAGGAAAAGGCAATACAAGAGTTCCTACTATACTTCTTTTAGTTAAGTCTATAGCTGTTTTTGCTCCTTTACTTAATGCAGATTCTCCTTTTAAACCAAACTGAGTTTGAAAAGATTTATTGTAAGCTTCATCAACTGATTTATCAAATACTCTTTTATCTATTTTATCCCATGTGCCTTTTCTCATTACTTCTTGTAAGTTACTACCTACTTCTTCTGCATTACTAGCTGAAGCTAATCTTCTATTTAAGTTACCTAATAAAACTGCACGTTTAAATTGTATGTCACTAAAAGAGTTTAATACATTCATTTTAGTAGCAAAGTTTATAAGTTTATTACCTAGATAACCTCTTTTATCCATAGCTACTTTAGCTGTTTCACTTTCAATCATACCTCGTTTATTAAATAAATTAGCTAATTCTTTAGGAAACTCTTTTTCTAACATAGCTATAGCAGCTTCTGATTCTGTTCTATTCCAAGTAAGTCTGTTTACTACATCTAATGAACCTTTAAATATACTTCCACCATTTGAATTACCAGTAGCTTTTCTAGCTACATTTGCTGCTATTTGTTCACCTGCATCTATAGCTACGTATACGCCACCAAATATAGTATTACGAGTAGTTGTAGCTATTTGAGAAGTCATTAATCCAATACGAGTGTCTTCTGCTGAACGTAAGAAACCCCAAGTTTTATCCCAACCTGTAGCTAATTCTTTTAATCTTTTTAGTTCAGCTAATTCTTCTTTAGTTAGTGGAACTCTTACTCCATATTCAGATAAATTTAAAGTAGATTCATATAATTGACTTAAAGCTTTTCTTCTATCTGACTTAGCTATTTGACTAGCTACATTTAATTTCTTACCTGCTTCAGAAAATTCTGCTGCAAATAAAGCTGAGAATTGAGAGTTACTAAGTTTGTATTTATCTTTAATACTAGCTACTAAATCTAAAGCTATAGATGTAGGTGTATCAGCTAGTGCATCTTTTTCAAAAGCATTAGCTAATCTATCTGTAAGTCTAACTGTCATTTCAGGGTCTACTATTTCAAATGTACCTTCTGCTTTATACTTTACAGTTTTAGACGGTTGAATACCTAAACCTTGAGATAATTCTACTCCTGCTGCAGCTATTCTTTTTAATGTACTTACGTCAAATCCACCTACAACTGCATCTACAGAATTTACAGTAGGGTTAAGTATTAAAGAACTTAAATCTTTAGGAGGTGTCTGCATACCTTTTCTTACACGTACAGGGTCTAATCCTACGTGTGCTCTATCTAAAGCTCTTAACTTGTTAGTTATAGCTTCTAGAGTAGCTTTATCATTAGGTGTTCCACTTTTATTAGCTTTAGTTAAAGTAAGTTCTGCAGCATCTTCAGCAGACTTTAATCTAATGCCTTTAGCTGTTGCACCTTCTTCTAGAGCATCTAAAGTTTGATTAGCTCCTGCTCTTTTAAATGAACCTGTACCATAAGTTATAGCTCCACCTAGTCCTGCAGATAATGCACCTCTAGTTAATACGTTACCTAAGTTATAGTCGTATTCTTGACCTGTATTCTTTTTAGTTTCTTCCTCTACTCTTTCAGCTATATGACCTGCACCTACACCTAATACTCCTTCAGCACCTGCATTTAATAGACTGTTTTTTAGTAGAGTGCTTTTAACTGCTTGTTGTAGAGCTAATCTTGTGCCACCTGTTTGTGCAGTTTTAACTGCTACTCCACCAACACCACCTGATAATAGACCAACACCTACACTAGCTATTGTTCCTACGTCTGTCGCTACTCCTTCAGCATAGTCTCCAAAAGCATCAAAAAAACCTTCTTTTTTACCTTGATTATTAAAGCCTTCATACAGTCTAGCGAAAGCTTCTCTTTCTTCTTTATCTATTGAATCATTTCTAAGATAGCTTAAATCTTTAGCTGCAGTAATCATATTACCTGCACCTTGTGCTCCTATACGTAAGTGTTCATAGACTTCATCCATTACATCTTCTGTATTCATATCCATTAAATCTTCATCTGTAAAACCTCTTCTTTCACCTTGAAGAAATGTTAAAGCGTCAGATAGTATTTGAGGGTTACTAGCTACCGCTTCACGCATAGTTTTATTTTCTAAGTTTTCTTTAGTCCACCAATCTAATGACATACAGTTTACCTATTCATAAATGCTTTAGAGAAAAATTCTAAACCGCTATTGTTTACTTTATAATCGTTTTCGTTAGCCCATTCTTTGATTTGTTTTTTAATTTGTGTTTTAGATGTAGCACCTGATGAAACTATCGTTTCGCCTAAATTTTGTAAATCATTAGGTCTTATATTGCGTAAAGTTTTTTCACTTAATATTTTTAACGGTACGTTTATCTTTACATTTTTCTTATCTAAGATTTGTTTTAATTTATCTTTAGAAGGTGCAGGAAACTTAAATAAATTTTTAGCTACAGGTTCATCAAAATAAGGTTCAGGTTTAGACATTAACCCCTTAGAGTCATCTCTTGTTGTTAATCGTTTAAAAGCTTCTGCAATTTTACTTTTAGATGTTTCAGGAAATGTTTCACTTTGGTCATCTTCTTTTTCTTCTTCAGTAGATTTTACAGATGGAAACATTCTTTTTAATGCACTTCTACTTTTTCCTTGTCCATAGTCTTTGCTTGTGTCCGACAATTCAAATAAATCTACTGTACCATTTTCAATTAATGAAGAAGAAATTAAATCTAAATCTTCTCGTTTAACTCTAAAAGAAGATGGAAAACCTTTTACTCTTATTTTAACATATTTAGAATCATCAGCTAATACTTTAGCGTTTCGTTCCCCTGTTTTTTCATCTTGTCCAAAGATACCTTCTTTTATTTGTTCTTTTATATAACCAGAAAAACTACCGCCTACATTAGGAAGTTTAGGTATTGTATCATTTATCTCTCCTAAAGTTGGTGAGTCTGCACCTAAATACAAATTTGACATAGCATTGTCTTGTTCTGAACCTGCATAAATATTTTGTTGCATATCTGCTGTTAACTTTTCATCTTCTGTTAACTTAGGTGCTTCTTTAAATACCTTTGGTTTAGATGCAGATTCTGTATCTACTTTAGAAACTTTAGGTATAGAGCCATCTTGTTGTATAAACATTTTTATTAAGTCTAATTTAACAGCAGGAATTTTATCAGAATTTATTTTAGAAATTTCATCATTTATCTTATTAGTAGTTTCAACAGAAAGAGTAGACAAGTCTACGCTTAACTCTCTAGCTACTTCTACTATTTGAGATTTTATTTCAGGTTTTGTTACAGAAATAGTTAACTTACTATTAGTTACTGTTTTTACATTAACTTGTCCTTCACTTAAATCCCCTTCTCCAACTTCTCCTTTTTTAAATCCTAACTGTTCTTCTTCTTTAGGCACAATTACATCAGAAGAAAAATTTACAGGTAGATTGTTATTGTCTGATAATTTTTTTAAATTACTAAAAGCTTCTTCTGCAGATACACTACTGTCTCCTAAAGCTTGATTAACTAAAGCAAGGGCTTGTCTATCTCCTATCTCTCTACTTAAAGATGTATACACATCAGAAGCCTTAAAAGCTAATTCTTCTACTTTAGATTTTAAAGCTATTTTAGCATCCCCTTTTAATGTACCGTCTTTTGTACTCATTATAGCACTAAAATATCCACCTTGATTTGAAAAACCGTCTACCTCACTAGAAAATTTAGTAGCTACATTAGTAGTAAAGTACTTTTGATTACTGTACACACTAGCAATCGTATCTCCCCCTGATAATGCACTTAAACCTTTACCTGTTGTTACTGTATCTAATCCTTTTACTTTTCCTTGTCCTGTAAAACCTATTCCTTGAATTAATTCATTTACTGGCAAACCTCCATAGTGAGCGTTCTTTAGATAGGCTTCTGCATTTTGTTGAGGGTCTACTTGAAATCCTGCTAATAATAAATTTTTACCAAACTTAGTATCACTAGGTTTACTAGGGTCAGCTTCTTCTCGTTTTTGTTGTAGTCCTGCTAGTTGTTCTAATCCTTGTTCTAAGTTCATACCTGTAGGTAACGCATATGAATTTAAACTTATCATAGAGTTTAAATCTTCTGCGGTATACTTATTAAGTTTACTTGCTGCTCTATTAACTACCATTTTATGTACAGTTTTTAAATCTGCTCCACCTTTACCTGCAGCTAAAGATAATAAGTAGGCATCACTTAACTGACCATTAACATTTTGTTTAATTTGGGCAATCATATTTTTGTAGCCTTGTGCTGTAGCTTTCATCTTAGTTCTAGCTTGCATACCTTTAGTTTTAGCTAACAACATTTGTTCATCTATTATCTTTTTTCTTCTAGCACTTCGCTCGTCTATGCCTTTAGCGAGTGACTTCATTAATCCTACAGCAAAACTCATTTTAATTAACCTTTCCCATTAGACCTTTTCTAGGTGGTTCTAATTCACCAGAAGGTGTAGCACTCATCTCTATATCGGATTCTTCAGGCTCTATAGTTTCACCTTTTTGTTCTAGTGTATCTTCTACTTTTTGCATTAAAGTTAATCCACCGTCTTCTTTTATTTGTCTAGCTGTAGCACCTTTTAACTCAGCTTGAATTAAATTAGCTAGTCTAGCTTTTTCTTTCTGCTCTTTAGCTTTTGTTCCCTTATCTAAATCTGCTATTTTATCTATATAATCTATTTTCATTACATCTGCCATAGCTTTTAGATATTCGTGAAGCATAGGATTAAGAAGATATGAAACATCTAATGTATGCTTGCCTCGCATAGTACCTTGCATAGTTGTAGTTTCAACTATTATATCTAAAGGAACACCTATTTCCATCATGTTAAATAAATTATCTTTTGTGTCTTCGTCTTGAAGCATGTTAAGATAGTCATCTAGTGCATCTTCTACTGTATCAAACTCAGCAGGTTGTTCCCAAGGATAGTTACCTAGTTCTTTAGTTAATGACTCCCCCGGAATAGGTGCTTTAAAATTAAACATCTTCTTTTTCTTCCTTTTCTTGTTCTAACTTTGCAAACTGTTGATTATCTTTTTCGTAATCTTTTTGAGAAAACATTTTAAATGGAGCAGAATCAAATCTACCAGTTTTCTCATCTCTTACATAATCAAAATAATTTTCTTTTCCTATAATGCCTTTTAAAGAAAACATAGATTCTGTTCCTTGCATATCTTTAAATACCTTATTAAAAATTTCTGTACCATCTTCTGCAAGATAAGATACTCTATATCCTTTTCCTCGTACAGGTCGAATACTTACTCGTTCTATTTGTTTTTGACTTTCATCTTTAGCTAAATTATACTCAAATGCTCTTCTATTAGCTAGACCTCTAACAGGAACTCCTTCTGCATTAATAGCGTCTAATAAATTTTCAGTATGTATTTTTATATATTTTATTCTTTTTTCTTTATCCGTTGTATTAGAAGCTAACTTTAAATTTTTAAACCATTCGTACTCTTCATTTATCATACTGTCTGCATTTATTAATGTGTAAAACATAGCTTGTCTCTCATTATCTTTTAAGCCATCTAAGTTTACACCTTTATCTTCTAATCTTTTATCTATTTTTTCCATATATTTATTATAAAATATTTTTGCATATTCTTTTGGATTTTCTTTAGACATTACTTTAAGTTGTTTAGATACAAAACTGCCATCTTCATTTTTAAAACCTAAGTTTTTTTCTGCTGTTTCAGTTATTCCTGAATAACCTGTTTTAACATCTGTTACTTCATCTCCTTCGCCTTCTAAACCAAACAATATTTCCATATTTTTATTTGTTGTGTACCCTTGAAACGGTATATCAGGTTTTTCAGCTTGAAATATTTCTTTAGGAGTTTCT